TTAGTCTTGATGTCTGGCCATCAGCTGATTGATATATCATCACCAGCGCTAAGTCCTGCGCCTGGCCATTCATCCGGCAATCACAATGAGGATGCGTTGATAGCTGGCATTGATGCTGACAGAATTGTGATGGCCACGCACGAAACTATTCACCATTGTCCGGAACCATCCAAGACTATCTTGCTCGATAAGTATGTTAAGCATCTGCCTAACCTAGTCATCTCACAAAGCATCTACCTTGGCCACACAAGGTTCAATGAGTTGCTTAATCGTGCGCTACTTGAATTCGTGGATGGCTTTGACTATTGGCAGCGTCGCTATGACTGTCAGCCGATCACTGATCTGCATGTTTACAAAGCGGAAAGATAGCGGAAACAAAGCGGACAAAGAGCGGACATCATACGGAGGCGATTGAGATATATTGATAGTGTAAGTTCATTGGCTAGAGCAGAGTCGATAGCTTGCTAAGTCTCATTAATAAACCTCCTTATGGATAAGCATCAGCAGTCAGCTGGTGCTTTTTATTTAGTAAAGAAGGGATGACTCAATGCAGCTCAAGCAATGCAGATATCCGACATGCACAAAGCTGGTGTCGCGTTCGCAAGCCAATCCATTCTGCAAAGACCATGCTCAGTATTGGCAACCACCTAAGTCTAGTCCATATCGCAAGACCGACTACAAGATGTACAATCGCTTTAAACGCGACAAGCAAGCCGATGCTTTCTATCACAGCAAGCAATGGAAGCGATTGTCTGAAAAACTCAGACGAAAATCAATTTGGACTTGCCAATGCTGCGGCAGGACTAGAGATAGGGTATCTTTCCTTGTTGTCGACCACATCGTGCCACTCAAAGTTGATCCTAGCAGACGGCTTGATGAAAAAAATCTCTGGGTTTTGTGCAAACAGTGTCACTTTTGGAAAACTCAGCTTGAAACTCAGATTTATGGAGCATCCCGTATAAGCAACCTAGATGCCTCTAAGAGCTGGCCAAGAGAAAAGATAGCCAATTGGATTCAAAACAAAGAAAAACAAGACAGAGAATCAAATAGCCCCCCCTGGGTGCAGCCTCAGCGGGAGCACACGCACAGGCGTCAAAATTTTGGCAAGCGTGAGTAATCAAACCCGTAAAAAGAGGATTTCAGCAAGGAAGTGATCAAAAGTTGGCAAATCCACGTCATGCTGGACGCAAACGGAAGCTAAATGCCGGCGATGGCGATCAAGCTTATCAACGCCGGCAGACTAAAGAATTTAAAAAACTACAAAAAGGCTTGAAAGAGGTTCAGCAAACCGCTCCAAGCTACTTAGATGCTCATGGCAAATGGCTTTGGCGGCAAATTGTACCTGAATTAAAGAAAATCGGTAATGTTAAGTGGCTAGATGAGCCAAACATCATTGCTCTTTGTTCCGCGTACTCGGATTTCAGAACGGCTAGTGAAGAGATTGCAGCTAATGGTCCGTATGCCATGTTTTTGGCGAAAGATGGTGCATATCATCAAGACAAAAGCCGGGCTAATCCGATGTTTGCTGTTAAAAACACAGCTGAGCGCACGATGAAGACCTTGTCAGCAGATCTGGGCATGAGTTTTAACGCCCGGGCAGCTGCCAACATTGAGTCTGAACATTATCATGCTGCCGAACCTAAACCAAGCAATCCGTTAAAGATAGTGAAGTTCAATGTCTGAAAAAATTGATTTGACGCAAGTCAGCAATATCAAAGAGTACGTTTTAAAGCATGAAAATGAGCTCAATTTTCAGCAATTAGCTGAAAAATACCACGATCCTGGCACTAAATACGCCTTAGACGTGTTTTTCAGCGACAAATATATCACTGGCAGGGATACTCAATTGGCTGTTTTTAGGCATTTAGCAGACCTGAAACGGCAAAATAAGGACGATTTCCCTTATATTTACAGCCAAAATTACGTCCAAGCAATCGAATATTTCACTCGGATTTTGCCAAATCCAGAGAAAATTAATGAAAAAATCGTGCCATTTCCATATGAATCATTCATTTTAGACAGCCTTATTGGCTGGCGGGATGTCAGAACCAAGGGCTCAAGGTTCCATTTGGCCCATGTTTCGGTTGGCCGGCACCAGTTTAAGACCTTTATTGCTGCCGTTTTAGTCAATTTCGGCTATTTCGTCATTGGAATGAATGGTTCAGCACAAGACTTTCTGGTTGCCTCAATTGATACCGACCATGCGCACAAGCTTTTCGATTATATTGCCTTGCAGGCAAGCCAAGTGATTAAACTGCCTGAATTTCAGCAAATCTGCAAAGAAAATGAAGTTGAAGTTCAAGCAACTCAGATCGTTGGCCACAAAAATAAAAATTTAATCCGGCAAGGCACTGCTAAAGGCTCTGGCTTTGACTCAAAGCACGATCTGATTGCTGTTTTTGATGAAGCCGGCGGGCTTGATCCGCGTTATGACGAAAAAATCAATCAGATTATCACTGGCCAAGGCGATATACCTAATCGGCTTTTGCTGAAGATTTCAACTGCTTATCCTGATCCCAAGGTTTCGTTTAAGCATGAAGAAGACAGCTTTAGATCGCTAATCGAGCATGACTATGAGCGTGCCGGCGACGATGATTTCTTCATCAATTTTGCTCAAGACAGTGAGGATGAAGCTTTTGAGCCTGAAACGTGGGAGAAATCTAATCCACTTTTGAGCGATAAAAAGCTGCATGATAAGAAACTGATCGGTCTAATCGAGCTTAGGGACAATATGGAACGTGCCGGCAAATTAGCCGGATTTGCTAACAAGACGTTAAACATGTGGTCAAGACAGTTTCAAGACAGCTATTTATCGCTATATGACATTCAGAAAAATGAAATTGACTCTTTTGATATTGCCGGCAGGGATGTCTATGTTGGCATTGACGCATCAATGAGCAACGACAATACCAGCTTTGGCCTGATTTTTCCGTACGATAACGGAAAATTCCACATTGAGCAGTTCTCATTCATTCCATTCGCTCAAGCTAAAACGATCGAAGCCAAAGAAAAACAAGACTCTTTGCCTTATCGACAGCTTGAAAAAGAAGGATTTTGCTCAATCACCTCTAGTCCATCCGGCACGATCGATTTTGATCAAGTTTGGACCTGGCTTTATGATTATTTGTCGAGTAACAGCTTGACGCTTAAGGCAATCGTAGTCGATCCGGCTTATTTGAAATGGTTTGCTGCCAGAGTAGAGAATTACCGGCCAGAGTGGCCGTATATTCCCATCCGGCAGACTTCATTTCAGCTTAATGAGCCGACTAAAAACCTGCAAAAGGCCTTTATAGATAGCAATGTCAGCATTTTGCATGATCCATTGCTGATTGATGGCCTCAATAACGCAGTGCTGCGGACTGATCAAGGCGGCATGGTCAAGATCGACCGGAATAACCGCACCAGTGAACACATTGATACTGCCGATGCAGTTATCAACGCATTCATGGAGGCACAGAATCATTTCAATGATTTCAACGACTCCGGTAATGATAAACCGCTGGATAAGCTGACCAGCGACCAGCGCAAGAATTATTTCAAGGCATTATTTGGCGTATGATCAAACAATTTCTCAAAATTTTGAAACTAATTTATAGCTTGTATTTGCAAGCTATTTTTTTCATCTCTGGTTTTGTGATTCTTAATATCGCTTGCTACCGCATCAATGTTGAGGCTGGCCTATTCACAACGGCAGCCACATTGATCTTGTTTGGCATCATTTTGAACCATGATCAAGAAAGAAGGTGAGATAGATGGGCTTACTAAGCAGAGCGTCTCCAAGAATTAAAAATGATCTGTCGATGCCGTCACGGCGTGGAATTGTTACCACGCAGCTGATTAATGGCGCACCGCTGAATTTGATTTCGACCACTGCTAATGCTTTAGAAAACTCCGATGTCTTCAGTGCCATTAACCGCATTTCGAGTGATATTGCTTCAGCAAAGTTTAGGACGACCAACACTTATGCTGACAAGGTTTTAAACAATCCTAGTAAAGTGGTTAGCCGCTTTACTTTCTGGCAAGGCGTGTTGGTTGATGCTTTGATCAACGGCAATGCGTATGTGCCAATTGAAGGACTGCAGCTTAATCATCTGCGGCCAATAGAAGTTAGCGAGATCAAGGCTGGTTCGCATAATTCATGGATGACATACAACATCAATCCGATGGATGGCAGCAAGCCTTACTTGCTGGATCAGAGCCACATTCTGCACTTTAGGCTAATGCCAGACGCCACCTGGGATTATCTGATTGGACGGTCGCCACTTGAATCGTTGGCGTATGAACGCACCATTTCGGACGATTCTAAACGTGCAACTTTGAATTCCATTCAAAATCAGATTAGTCCGATTGGTGTTTTAACCATTCCATCTTCTGATTTGAATCCTGAAGATACTGAAGAAGCACGGCAAGACTTTGAAAAAATGAACTCAGGCACCAATGCCGGCCGGCTGATGGTCTTAACTGATGACGCAAAATATGAACAGCTTGACGTTAAAGCTGACGTTTTCAAAGCATTGACTGAGAATGCTGACTATTCAGCTAATCAGATCTCTAAAGCGTTTGGCATACCGGTCGATATGCTAGGCGGCGGCAAATCGACTGAGTCGGAGCATAGCAATATTGACTCTGTCAAAGGCGCTTATGTGTCTGATCTAAACTCATATATCAATCCAATTCTTGATGAAATCAAATTGAAGATGAATTGCCCTGATCTAAAGCTAGACGTTAAATCTGCGATCGATGTGGATGACAGCATTATGGTCAACCAAGTCAATTCCATGATGCAGGCAGGCGTCATTGATCAAAAACAAGCACAAATCTTGTTAAAGCAATCAGGAGCATTACCAATGAATTTAATTCCATCAGCAAGTGAAGGAGGT